TGTCTTTACTTTTTCGCTAATCGGAACAGGTGTAAAATCGCCGTACCACGCCACAACTGGCGACTTTTGGCGCACTGTACCCCACAGCATAGGTGCTGCGTCTCCGTACTTCGATCTCGGAAACTGTAAATCTCCTAGCTTCGCTGCTCGTGCATTTTCGATATTTGGTTTTGGCATCATTACCGCCATTACCAACACAATCGCGATAAATGCAATTAAATAACCCATTAGTTTACGCCCCTAACAAATAAATTATTTGACTCTCCTGGAACAAAAGGAAACCCTCCAAAATTACGTTGGTTGTTGAATTTTGGACAACCGTTTACACCTGCGTATGAGTGATCACACCCGGCAGTAACCTGCACAAGTTCTCCGACGGATATTCGTCCAAAGTCATAGTTTACAGTCAACACTGCCCCGGACTGTCCGACGATCATACGCCGTTCATTTCGCAGCGTTTCTACAATTTCTCCACCTATAAACCATCCTGCCGGGAATGCGCCTACCGATTCTATCGTTATCGTCCTTCCGGATAATTCAATCACTCTTGTAGTAATTGAGTTTGCCGACCTGTCTGCTTTGCAGAGATTATCAAAAAGAACATTATTGCACGGAGGCTGAATGTAAACGTTAGGTATATTCCCCTGCAAAATCGAGCTCAGCTTTCCGGGAATAATGAACGTCGCATATTCGTTGTCGATTTTTATCGAAGAAACTGGACCCTTCCAGTAACTGACAAAACTTGTAGCGTCACGATGATAACGATAAATCGTGAGAATCAACGACGGCGGCGTTATTTGAAAGCCATAATCAGAAACTATTTGCTCAGTTACTGGTATTGTGATTGAAATGTTCGCGCTATCGTCGGAGTGGGTTACAACCTTTAGCGAATTCCTTTTTAATCCTTTTGTTGGTATATAATATTTCCCATCTTTAATATGAGTTACGCTATCAGTTGTCATGTAATAACTGGTGTAGGCTCCAGTAAATTCATACAGTTCGTAAGGAGCCCCGTCGGATACGCTATCCTCCTTCACATCGTAGTCAGACATATCATTCCGCCGTTTTTGTTGAAAAGCTTAGTATGCTTTCAAGACCAAAATGTTTCCACTCTACAGAATCGCTGCCGAGGCGCATGGGAAGCAGGTACGATATGCGACTGATGCTAGTGTACCCTGCCCCGGCAGGAAGCGATGGCGATATGGACAAAAGGCTGTTTCCGGATGACTCAGTAGCATCAGTGACAGATACCCGCAAAATTCCTGATGCCGTCTCTAGCTCAAGATAACGATGCGTGAGGATAGGCCACACCTTGCGCACATAGTCTGTCCCCATAACTGATATAGCGCTAGCTGCACTCGCCGGTGCAACGGAAAGTATCAGGTCTGTCCGGTAAGTAGGCATGAAAAATTTACGCGCTGCGCCTCGTGCGTACGCAAAGAAAGTCTTCCAAAAATCCATCTCTGCCGGAACCAATATTCTGTTGACCTTGAAACTACGCAAGCCGCCGACACGGCTGTAATCCCACCTGCTTATAACGTCTATGATGCCAGTGGAGTTATCAATCGTCACCTGTCCTGTAGACACTGTGTCCTTAGGCATATCATCTGCCAGCGGCATTTTGTCGAGTACTGGGTAAGTCAAAAAAGTTGGCAGGGTAACTGATGATCCCTGTCGAACAAGCTCATTACGTGCACGTATCAGCCTGCAGTTAAGTGATACCTCTGCGACCTCGTTTACAGGGTATCTGTCAAGCGATGACTGATCTTCGATAAGCGCCGCTGACCCCGGCATGATCAGATAGCCGACCGGCACAGTAGCTGATAGAGGAGCTGTTACAGTTGCTCCGCTGGCGTTTATAACTCCGATCTCGACGATCATGGTAACCGTGCCATTTTTTATTATGACATACTCACCGTCTCGGATATCCGTGCGTGTATTGTCAAAATAAAGCTGGAACGTCCCTATCAAACTTTGAGCAGTGATTGTGGTTGCATACTGATATTCTGGCACCCATAACCTGCCGTATGACGACACAAGGTCTGAATAAAATCCGCGAATCAGCGAGCTTGTGTCGAAAATTGTTTTGATTTTTAGCTCAGTTCGCGGAACATTTCCTCTTACAGATATGCGCTGCTCTGTGCCGTCTGTTGCTGTAATTACATCTGTCAGCCAGTCCCATCGCTCAACAACTGGCACCTCCGGAACAGTGCCAAAAAGCAGCGCACGCAAGCCGACGATGACCAGTGGAAAAGGGTCCGGGACGTTAGAAAAATCAAACAGAAGATCAGATTTTATTGCTGGTGGACCGCCCATGCCGATGTTGACATAATAAGTCAGAACCATATTAGGCTTTATTTCGTAAGGCGCCATCTGACCAGTCAGAGTAATGCCGGACGAGTTTGTTACAGTGATATTGTCTAGTGATGCCGACCTATCAAGCCATGCATTCCAGACGAAAAACTGTTTTTGCACAAGTGACGATAATGTGCCCAGATTAAAATATAGTGGCGTGACATGCACGCGGTCATAGTAGTCATCGCTGAATTTTTTTGCTGCGTATCCCTCTATCACGCGACCAGTTGATGGCATGATACGAGTCATGGCAGCTGCAGGAGAAGGACCGATTATCGACTGGCCCGGATTCCAGCGGTTGTCTATGACATCCAGATCATGCGTAGTCAAGCCTCCGTAAAATTTCGAAGGCGACAGAACGACGGTACCGGCTATTACTGACATGATTACGGACCGTCATACCGGATGGCATAGCCGTAGGTGCCGCTGTGTCTGCTGGTGACGCCTGTAACCCCAGACGGCCCGTTGCGTACCGACCCATCACGCTTGTAGACGGGGTACACCTTCCACCTGTCACTGCCGAAGGTAATTACATCGCCAACGTTCAACGTGTCGAGACGGACATATCGTGCATAGACCAGATCAAGCACAATTGAACGTTTGGAAGAGCCTCTATCAATGGTCGGCTGAATCGGCACCAGCACAGTCTGGCCGGTTGGATTAACTGACGGATTGTCGATAAAAGTCAGTCCCCGCGTACTTCCCCCCGTCATGGGAACATTAATGTCATCAGACCAGTCCGGTAACCCGGTGTGAACATAAATGCCGTGGCTGACGCCTGCTGTCATGGCCAATGGATTTTGTGTAAATAAACCCAGGCCGCATGTGTGATCAACAGGCGAATAATTCCCTTGATTACAGCCAGAAGCAAAACTGCCGCCAGACCCATTCCAGGAAAACGATCCTCCACCATAGGCGCTGGCAGTAAATCCGAGGCCCGCGATCCATACTCCCTTGCCCGGCCCGCCAGGAATTCCAGATTGCCCGAAGCAAAGGCTAGTCCATTTATCGGTGCTCCAGTTAACGAAAAAGTAAACTTCTTTGCCGTGAATGTGTATGTGATACGCCATTGGAAAAACAAAAGGTTCCGCGCTTAGCGGGCAGGCCACATAACAATCCAGAGCGCACGGACTGACAAGCGCGCCGCTGGCATATCCAAGTCCGGCGCGACATCCCGTCTTGACGCCAGGCGCGTCAGTTTTCAGCTTCATGAATGCATCACCCTTGCTGATAACATCGGCAGCGGTGAGCGTCCAGCCGTTTGCTGTGCATGCGCTTATAATAGCGTTAGTAACTTCACCTATTGTATTTGCAGTGCCTGTAACGTATGCCATCAGTTCATCCTTATTGCAAAATAATCACTAAATCCGGTACGGTACACGTCCTGCATTACGACATAATTAACGCCGTCAATCAATAGAGTATTTTCGACGCCTTGCTGGAATCCGCTGACATGGAACACGCCATCAAGTTCGCCGTGGAGCGTGCCTGCGTTGTTGTGCAGTACGACAGGTTGAAGCGTGTAAATGGTTCCTGTTTCTCGAATTTGCCCGGTGCCAGTCAGATATTCCCCAGCAGTCCACGGCCACGCATAAGGACTGGAATAGGTGCCGTCAATTCCACGCATCTGCATGTTGCTGCGGTTACCCTTGTAGGGAATCGAATACGAGGTATCCGAGAACCGCGTGGCTGGCGTTCCGACCAGCATCCCGGCGCACACTACCGGGTACGGCCATTGCGCTGGCAGGGTGAAGGGAAGGAATTTCCCAGCATAGAAGCTCCCATAGACCGGCGTGCCGACTTTCATCCCAGCCATGATCCGTTGTGCATTCACCACAAGCCAGTAATCAATCCGCAAATTGTGCGCTGGCACCCCGGACAGTTTCACGCCCGGCTGGGTGTCGAAAGTGTTGCCAGCCATGTATGCCGTGAAGGTGGCGGCGACAATGTTGTAGTAATCGTTGCCGATATCCTGATAGGTGCGAAAGCCAACGAAAATCTCTTCGATACCCGACAGCCCAACGCCTTTTAGAATCAACTCCCGGTTGGCAGACGCAACGTCGTAGCGCAGCGTTGTCCAGCCGTTAAGCTCGGCTTTCTGTTTTATCAGAGCTAGCAGCGCGTAAGTCGCGTAAACTTCGACTGAATTATCAACGAAACCAGTGTACGCAGTCATTAAGCAGCCCCCATAATTTTTGCAA